TATACGCCATGATCCGCCTCTGAACCTACGGATGCATCCTTAAGTTGGCTAAAAAGAGGGGCGGCTTGTGCATTTGCAATTCCAAAGTTTTTCAAAACTTCTTGGTGAAGTGTGTGCAACATGGCCAAACGGTCTTCATCGCTAGCAGCAGTCATAAATGCAGAGGCACGTTCTAATGCCACATTATGTGGCATAGAAAGATATGCAATGTCATAAATGGTTTGACCCAGGTTAGGGTCAGACATGTCAACTTGCTTGGCGGATAGCGCCATTTCATCTTTGTCAAAAGACAGCGGGCGACGACCAGTAAATGTGCGGACCTTGGCAGCGAGGGCATTCATCGCATTGCCTGGGGCAAAGATAGCAGGCTTNTTTATTTTGAATAGTTGCTCGCCAGTAACAGGATCAACTTTAGGTTGTTGCAANACATTGCCAGCAGAATCTGTTACATCTTCCATAACAGCGCTTTTNCGAGGCAACAACAAGTTAACTTGATCGTTAAATGTAGAACCTTGCAGACTGTTCTTTACACGATCTGGNCCAACNTTCTCGCTGAGAAGTTTGCCTACGGAACGTGTTGGAAGTTTAAGCGCACCAAGCGCCTCGGTAGAACTATCCGCAAGTTCTTTGGAGTACAGCGCTTGCTTAAAAATTTGCTTTACCTGGTCTGCATTGTTAACCTTTGAAAGGGCAACAGACATAGAATTAGACCATCCATTTTTTACACCATAAGTGTTATGGATATCAGCAGCGGCAGTCTTTGGAGAATTGACGGCTTTGTCAACAATGTCGTTGACGGCACGATTAACATTTGCGGCAAGTGGATTGGCCAAAGCAGCATCTACTTGATCTGCGCTATGCACAACTAAAGAATTTGCGGCAAAGAAATTTTGCAATGCTTGGCCAGATGTAGCATTTGGCAATGCAGCGCGAGGAATTGGCTTACCCGTATCTGGGTCTAATTTAATTTTAGTAATACCAGTAGCGGCATCAGTTTCTGTCGCTAACGCGTTGTAATCTCCGCGTTTAACCGCGCCTTTAAGTTTTCCAAAAGTTGCAAGTGGATCTGTTTCAAAATCAAATGAGGCATCAGCGATGCCAGATACGACTTGGCCCACACCAGTATTGGTATTGGCAAGTGCGCCAAAACCAGGAACATTAGAAAGGTTATGCGCTAAATCGCGGCCAAATGAAACCAAATAATTAGGGTCGTTGGACTTGTCAAAAGAAGTTTTATAGGCTGGGACTACACGGCCTAAAATATTACGTACTGCGGCTCCCGCTAGGTCAGCACCAATTACTGTACCTTCTGGTCCGCCTAATGAGCCGATAACTCCACCAGCAACTACACCAAGTGTACCCACTAGCCCAGCACCAAAACCATGGTCTGCATAAAGGCTGTGAATAAACTTGTAGTCTTTTTGAATTTCCTGTAAGGGCTTTCCAGCCCAAGACATGGCAGTGCCGATTGCTTTACCAACAACTGGTACTTTGCCTAGCCCATTTGCTATGTCACCAGGAAGATTCTTAAGGTCATTCCAAAAACCACCTTGCTTAGTTGCCGAAGCAACTGGTGCAGTAGCATCTGCCGTAGCAGAAGGTGCAAGGGGAGTATTTGAAGGAGTAACTAAACTCATTGACCCGCCTTATCTGCCATAGATTCCATTGCTGACTTAATTAATGCACTAGAAATATCTGGTGTATCTTTTAATGCGTTGCGTAACCATGCACCAGAATTGTAAGTTGCGATATGATCATCTAACGCATTAGCAACTGCCGTTACATGCGAAGTTGCAGCAAGGGTATTAAACACTTCTTGGCTTCCAGACTGGATACCAGCGGCTGCAAGTTCAGGATTTTGCTTTACAAACATTGAATTGCCTTGAACCATATCGTTAGCACTGCTAACATTTGGAATATTTACTTGGCCATCCATGATTTATTTTCCTAACGCGGAGGCAAGTTGCTGCAATTCTGGCGAAGCATCTGGATGAGAGGCTAGGGTTTGCACTAAACTTTTAGCAGACTGTCCGCCTTGCATTACCTGACTTGGGTGAATGCCAAGGGCTTCTGGTCCTGGGCCTGCCCCAAGTGGAGAACCTGCCGTGACAGGTTCGCTGGGACGCTGCGTGGGCGCCGTAAGCGGCGTAACAGGCATTTGCTGTGCTTGTCCTTGAGACTGACCATTAGATGCTGCCTGTGCCACTTGTGATGGAGTCATCTTTTGACCTTGGATACTGGAAGCAGACATAGGCGCTTGCGCCTGTAAGTTTGCCATCTCTTGTCCATCACCGTAATTAGGCATACCAGAGATATACCGTTGTGCTTGCTTTGATGCTACTCCGCCATCGGTGCGTCGGCTTAATGCGCCAGGGAGTGATGGTGTTGTCGAAGGCTTTTCTGCCTGTGGCATACCTATTCTCCTTTGTTTAATGTCTCGATGGTTCGGGCTGCATACTCGTGGAAAGATTTCTTGTCATCCACGAAACCTGCTTGGGTGTCTAACATGTGTGTTAGCACTGCAAAAAACTCTGATGCTGTTTGAGAAAACAGGGCAAAAACATCCCACTTGCTTAGGCTTGTAGGCGCCTTGCCCTGTTCCTCACTCAATTATGAACGTGGCTTTCCAACTGTTCCTGCACCGTGTGTGCCAGAAGGCTGGACAGTAAACTTGATTGTAGATGGGCCTGGCTTTGCGGCAGAAGGCGCAGACTGCATCTTAGTCTTCTGAGTTGTAGCCTCAGACGATCCATGCCCACCTTGATTCTTTGGTGAAGGAACCTTTGTTGTCAATGATGATTTAAGTGTTGCCATGATTTTTTCTCCTATAGGTTTTGTCGGCCAGATAATTACGCTGGCTGCCTTCTGGTTACATTTGCCGAAAGGTTCGGCTGGCCAGAAGACGATAGGCCCGCTGCTAACTGCTGTAGTGCGGAGGGTGCTTGCGGTGGTTGAGGAAGCGCCCCAGCGGGTGCCTGACCAGGTACACCAGGTGCTGGTGGTTCGCCTGCGGCTGCTTCCTCTGGGGATATTGGTGGCGGAGCAAATGCTGCGACGACCAAATCTTCAATACTATCTCCCGCTTGACGGCCTTTAATTACTGCGGCCATTGCAGTCAAAATNTTTGTTGGGTCTTGCCCTTGCGCCGCCATAGCNGGCAGTGCCTGTGCATAAGAAGCCATTGCCTGCATNAGTGAATCACGCANTTCTTCGACTTCAACNTTTTCNTCTTCTTGGGTAACATTCATATCCCAAGGCATCTGACGACGCAAGAAGTCACGNGAGATTAACTTATCTCCACGGGCCTGCAATCCAAATACTAAAGCACGGTTTGGATCAAGCCCAGCCATCATGCCGTAAGACACATCTACCCAATAATCACCAGCGATGTCTTTTAATGGCACATAGGAAATTTCATAAGGTGCGCCAGCGGTTACGCCGCGTACTTCCTTCCTTACGTCTCCAAATAGTTTTTCGTCCATCTTGAAACAAAGGCTCATAACATGGCGAAATGTTTCAGCAAATACAGCCTGTGCTGTCTTGACTTGTGTATCAAATCCACCCATGAGGGCTTCAACGCCACGACCTGTAACAATAGAACCAGACTGTTGGCCAAGGCGGCCTTGAGGGTAACGCGAGCCAACACGTAGTTCTTGGTCAAGTGCGCCAGTTTCCTGAAATACTCCCGCTGGAATATCAAGGGCTACACGACGAATCTTTTCTGGATTAGCAGAGCGGATGGTCGCGTCTGGGCCAATCTCAATTACGTTTACATCTGATGGCAAAGCAAACGGAGCCTGAACAGATTTCTGCGCTGCTTCCAACTGAAAAGTAGCCATACGTGCGCGAGCAACTTGCACCCACATGATGTCGTCGAACTGCCCACGTTGGTTCTCGTCCGAGTCAACGCCTGGGCGGATAGCCAATGCAATTGGCAACTCGTCAAGCAGATTAGCGGCACGCTCTAGGACAAGGTTGGCGCGCTCTGGTACAAACAAAACTAATTCTTTTTTATCTTGATAGCGAAATACTTCAAGCATACGCTCTGAGTTGCGGTTCTCATACTTTGTCAANATCTGTGATTGCAATTCAGGAAAGTCGTTACACAATTCACGAACTGATTTNTGATAACGCTTGGTATAGGAAATCAACTTACCAAAACGGTCAAACTCTGGGTATGAGTTAATCGGATTATCAATGCGGATAATTGGGCGGTTGTTNTCATANTCTGGCTCAATGATGAATGCGAGCATTCCAAAAGTTAAATAACGGTCTGCGCCTGAGTACATCATTGTCTGGAGGTTGCAAGAATCGCGGTAGCCAGCAACAATCATTGTGCGCTTGTCTGCACGCTTGCGTGCTGCATCTGAGATTGAGTCAGTTGTGTCGCAGTTAAATGCTGGAAGCGGAGCAATAACTTCTGCTACGTCGCGTGCCGCAACGTCAATGAAGTTAGCCACCATAGGCTTTGGATATTCCTCAGAGAACATGCCAGGAAAGACTTGCTGGATATCTCCTTGGCGGATTGCCATAAGGTCAGCCCAACGAGAATCACGGGTGTGGTATCTATCCCGTAACTTGCGGACTTTTACGCCCAACTCGTTAATATCTATTGCCACTTATGTATCCTCCGTTAGATGCAAGTTTCTCTTGCATTTGTTGCCATTCTTCCAGGTTGATTACTTTGCGGTTAGCCAACTGGTTTCGAGTAGCAAATGGATTTTTGACGAATGTTCCGCCGTATACTCCTGCTTGATTGATGTAGTCACGCATCTGGGTTTCTGCAAACCACAGGGCCATAGGCCCATCTTGCTTGTTCTTTGTACCCGCTGACCAGGTAATCAACTGCTCGATAAGAGCCTTGATATGTTCGTTATCGGCTCGTGGCAATTCCAGTAGGTTATTCTTTTGATGTTTG